TCATGACAAATTCTTAAATAATCCGTTCATTGCATTCTTTTGTTTCTCTTTATCTCTGTCAATGGTGGAATGGCGATACACGGCTTTCATCACATGGGGTGTTGACCATCCACCCATTTTCATAACATCTTCTTCGCTCATCGTCTGACTCATCATTGTGGCAAAATAATGACGGAGAGCATGCAGTTTAAAATTTTGAATACCGAGCTCATTTTGATATTTCTGTAAATTTTCGTAGATCTGATTGGCAGAGCCTTTATAGATATATCCCTGCGCCCGGATCATGTCGGCAACAAACTCCGGTATTATAATTTTCCTAGAGCTGTTAGTTGTCTTAGTTGATTTAATGTGCCATTGTTTATCGCTGCCAACGACCATTGCTTTATTAATTGTCAGAATGTTGTCATCTGATAGATCAGAAAGCTCTAATGCAAGGATTTCACTTCTACGGAGTCCGCAGCATGCAAGTAGGAGCGGTATGTAGTATTTTGTTCCAGTGGCTTTTTCTAAAATCAGTTTGACTTCGCCGCTTGTTGGAATGTATGGTTCTTTTTTTTCTTTCTGTGGCAATGTGATATGAAATACTGCATCTGGCCGGAATGTTTCCATAACAGAGAGAATAAAGCCATTTGCGTTTGCAGTTGTTTTTGGAGAACGTGATACTGAATAATCATTTATTTCTTTTTGAATATCAGTTTGTTTTATATCCGACAGTCTAAGACTTTTAAATTCATCAGATAAGTTACGGAATATGCTCATATAGCCATTTTTAGTGGAAGGACTAAGAACATTACCTTTGATTCTGAAAAATTCATCACAAGCTGATTGGAAGGTTGTTGGAATAGTGGAAGCAGGAGGAACACTGTCTAATTTCTCTGATATTGCCTGTAAGGCTTCTTTCTGTGTTGGCTTTTCGTCAAACACAACTGTGTACATTTGCCCTTTGTACATTTTTCTGATCCGGTAAGAGCCGCTTGGGAGTTTTTCGATTTTCATATGCATCATCCTTTCTTTTATTGTTAAAGGGGTCGATTTCGACACGTTTTTGAGTATAAAAATAACAGCCAGCAGAGAACTGGTGTTCCGCTTGCGTTTGGCTGCTCCGGATGATACAATATGCCTTGCGAGGGTATGTATCTGCGGAGCATACTTGCCGCTCTGGTGTTGGTAGCATCGGGGCGGTTTTTATATGTGTATTTTTATGGTTGTTTAGTTTAAGCCAACCTGTGCTTTTGCCATAACTTTACCGTCTGAAAATGTAATATTTGCATTTGATCCAAGGGATGTTCCGTTCCACATGTAAATTTGTGATGTAGAACCTGCAATTTCTGTATCAGAGATAAGAGCTCCTTCTCCACCAAGCAGAGCAACTACTTCATCATAAGTCATTCCTGTTTCGATGGAATTGTACTGTTCTAGCGTAATCTCAACATCGTCCCCAGAGGAAACACCAAATTGAGCTTTGTTGACAACTTTGTCATTCTGAAATGTTATATTGGCGTTTCCCCAGCTCTCAGATGAAGTCCATTCATAAATAACAGTTTTGATACCGGCAACTTCGGATTCTGAAATATTCGTACCATCCTCACCGATGATGTCGACGACTTCGTCATATGTCATACCGGTTTCAATACTGTTATATTTTTCCTCTGTTAATCCGGCAGATTCCTTTTCGTCTGTTGTACTGTCAGATGCTACGATATCGGATGATGCTGTAGCGTTGGATGGTGTTGGTATGGTTGAGTCGTTTGAATTATTATCACTTTGAATGGTGGTATCAGAGTCAGACACGTTAGAATTTGAACTGGATTCATTATTTCCACCGTTAATAGCTGCGAAAATAACGATGACGATAATAATTATCAGAATCCATTTCCCTGCACTGCCTTGTCTTTTGCGACAGAATGGACATACTTTTGCGCCTTTTGGAATGATGGACTTGCAATGTTTACATGTTTTTGTAGCTTCTGGTGTTTGACTGTTTTTCATAACACAATCTCCTTCGTATTTTATTTGTAGTATCATATTGATTCTAACATACTTGTAATAGCCGAGCAATGATGTTAAATGGTTGATGACTTCCTTATAAATTCTTCTAATTTATTCCTATCCCAAAGTAAGACACCGTTATGTTCTGCCAGTTCTTTTGCACTTCTGGTAAAATACTGATTAGTTAATACAGCGGCAACATGGCAATCATAAAAGGTTTTGCCGGCAAACGCTTCTTGTACCGCTTTATTGCCTATGTTTTGGGAATAGCATTTGCATTGGATACCATATTTTACCCCATCTTTATAAGCAATAATATCAATACCTTGATCGCCACTTCCTCTTGTGACTTCAACATTTGAAAATTCATTTTTCTTTAATAGATCACCACAAAAATATTCAAACTCATGACCATCCATATTGTCATATGGTTTGTTCAAGTCCATCGTCCTTACAGATGTAACTGTTGTGGATGAACTATAAGTAGCGGGGGTATGAGATGAGGAAACAGCTTTTTTTAAGCATAATCCCGAGTTATCTTTAAAAGAACCAGTTGCGATTCTAAATATATCTACGAGCCAACCAATTCCAAATAAACCCATGGTGAGAAGATATAAGATTCCTATTTTAGCTTTTCCAACATAAAAATAATGAGCACCAAAAAAACCGAGAAATATGCACAATACAAGTGCAACTGTCTGGTTTTTCCCACTGACGGCAGGAGCCTGTATATAAGGACGGCTGACAGTTTGATTGGGTGTTGGTGTTTGCTGTGGTGCAGAGTAGTAATTATTAATTACGGTACTATTGGTTTGGTTATTTAATATGGTGTCAGGGGCGTTTCGCGGTAACTCACAACCACAGTATTCACAAAATTTCCCATTTCCTTCAGCTCCACAGTTTGGACATTTCATAATATTTTCCTCTTTTCTTTAGATTAATTCCATAACTCCTATATTCGGTTGAAAAAATATAACATAATTATCAACCTGTGTGCATACACCGTATTTATTTGTGTAGTATGTTAGGCTGTCGTTTAAAAACTCTTCGGTAACTCCAAGATATTCTGCTGTTTCAAACAGGTTTTGACAGTTGTGCAAATATGCATCGATGATACCGCGCAGACCGACTTGGTTGTTGTATGCCCAGATTCTACCGCGTAATTCCTGCTTGCGATTCTCAGCACTGGACTGGTCAATGATGTCACCGACAGCAGTGTAGTGATGTCCAAGCTCTTCGGCAAGGACACATGCTTTTTCGGTGGAATTTTTAAGATTTTTACTCAATGCGATCGTATTATTGCAATACAGACCGCTGATTCGATCGCTTTTAAAAGAATGATTATCTATAATTTCTATACCATCCTTGCA